AACTGCTCGGCCCGAAGACATTGGCCCGCCATTTGGATCAGTTGGTCCTGTAGAATTGCCGTTCTCATCTACTGGCGTGCCACTGGCACCGCCCGGAGTAGTAAACTCCGGTGGAATAATCGCTTCATTTTGTATGGTGCCGTTTTCACATGCCATTTATGTTCTCACTCAAATGCCCAAACATCTGGACTGCCAGATGTTGATGCAGGATTACAATGAGCTCCGCCTACTGGAGGGCAAAGATTGTCGCCTCTTGCACTACTACCTTGTACTACCATTTTTTTGTGATTGATAAAGATAGTGCCCGTATTAATGCTAGCATTAAGGCCGCCCCCGCCATGCGTGTTAGGATCATTGTATACACTAACCAGTTTGTTATTAATATAAACATCTCCCTGTCCTGTTACTGTTGTAACAGCACCGCATGCTCGTCTATCTCTATCTCTATGAACTGCTGGCATATTATTTTCCTTTAAATAATGCACTTTCCATCGGCGTGGCTAACCTAATTCCGCTGGTTCCCTCGATGTAAACATCGGCCAACTCTTTTGCTACTTTAATAACTGCTATACAACTACTTGCCCGCAGCGGAACTGATGGATTTGTGGCTAAGTCCATGGTTTGCATAAACGGCACTAGTGCAGTACCTTTAGGTGTGTTTGCAAACACGGTTGGTTTATTAATTTTGATATACTCTGCTGATTCGTTCTCAAGTTTACCAATGACTTCTTCGCCGCTGGTTAATTTGACTGCTACAACATCGCCGTTTTTATAAGGGGTTTCAATTAACATAGCTTCTCCTATTATGTAGTATTTATCCAAAAGAAAAGGGGATTAATCCCCTTTTCTACCTACTTAACTAAGTTATCTACTTAGACGACTCTTACTACAGTCTGCCTTAGTTATTAAAATGCTCGTATAATAAATTCTACTTAACTAATATCTACTTTATATAATGATACTCGGTTACACTTTAAGTGTATTTATATGGAACTGTTACCTAGGTCAACAATTCCTACCTTTTCTTTTAATTCGACTTTACTCAGTTTAGCAAGGCCTTGAGCTCCACCTTCTACAAACACTTTACCGTCTTTATAGATTTGTGGCATAGTTCTGTGACCTTGTCCGATAATAAAATCTCTTGCCTCTACATCTTCTTCAATGTTAATTTCTGTAAATGTAATATCTGCATTTGTCAGTTGTGTTTTTGCTTGAACACAAAAGGGGCAATTATTTTTGGAGTATACTGTTAGCATTATAATGAGAATCCTTTGAATGTATCTTCTTGTACATCCTGTTTTGTTCCGCCAATAATGTATGAACTAATCTCTGTTTCCTGCGGTGCAACTTGTACTTCTGCACCACTGATCCATTTCATAGTCCATGGCAGCGGATTTGCCTGAGGTACTTTGTAAGGGCTTTGTACATTGACTGCAATCATGCGTTTGTGTGCAATCCACTCAATGTAATCTCCCAATAGTTTTTCGTTAAGACCAATCATTGAGCCATTTCTAAACAAGTAATGTGCCCATTGCTTTTCTTGGTCTACTGCATTTACAAATAGTTGTTGAATTTGATCTTGTGTTTCAATTCTAATTTTTTCAAAGTCTGGGTCATCCTTTGGTAGTAGTTTCATTAGTGTTTGTGTTGCTCCTAGATGCACATTCTCATCTCTACAAATAAGTTTGATGATCTTTGCGTTGCCTTCCATTTTCTTAAGTTCTGCAAATGCCCATGAGCATGCAAAACTTACATAAAACCGAACACCTTCTAGGATGTTTACGCTAGCAATAGCAAGCCACAGTTTCTTTTTAAGATCATATAGATCAACTGTAACTTTCTTGCCGTTAATTGTATGTGTGCCTTCGCCAAACAATTGGTACATCATGCTTGCGTTGATAAGGTTATCATAGTTAAGTGTGATATCCTCTGCACAATCTACAATCTCTTTGATGTCTAGCATTTCATCAAAGATTTTACTTGGATCACTATACACATTACGAATAATGTGAGTGTAACTGCGACTGTGAATAGTTTCGTTAAAACTCCAAGTCTCAATCCAAGTTTCTAGTTCAGGAATACTCACAATAGGCAAAAACGCCATATTGGGACTACGACCCTGTACACTATCAAGTAGAATCTGTCGTTTTAGATTACTAGTAAAGATGTGTTTTTCATTGTCTGTTAGTGCTTTGAAGTCTTTAGAATCACGAAGTACATCAACTTCTTGTGGTTGCCAAAAGAATCCTAATTGTTTTTCAGTGAGTTTGTCGAACTGCCTGTATTTCATAGTGTCGTATCGTTGTACGCCTACGCCGCCATTTTCATCTAGAAACATTTTGCTAGAGACATGATTCTTCTTTTTAATATCTAGTACTGACATTTTTCAATCCTTAAATTACACAACTTTCACAGTAGTCATCATCAGAAACTACATCAGTTTGTTCTTGTTCTTCTTGTTGTACGGTAGCATCTACATCAATCTCACCTTGACCATCATAGGTATTAAAGTAATATAACTGCTTGCCACCGTACTTGTAAAACATTAATAGATGTTGTAACATTTCACTCATCGGAATTTTTTCATCATCATAAAACTGTGGGTTATATGAAGTATTAACGCTGATACCTTGGTCAATGTACTTTTGTAACACTGCCATAATTTTTAGATATCCTACTGGACTTGTTTGGTCCCATAGTAGTTCGTATTTGTTTTTTAAACGACGAAACTCTGGAACAACTTGTTTTAGAACACCGTCCTTGCTTTGCTTAATACTAACAAAACTACGAGGAGGTTCAACACCATTTGTACTGTTTGAAATTTGGGCACTGGTCTCACTGGGCATCAATGCCATCAATGTACTGTTACGAATGCCTGTTTCTCTTAACTGTGCTCGGAGTGAATTCCAATCCATTCTCTCTGTGTGTGGTACTAGTTCGTCAACTTCTCGTTTGTATGTGTCAATAGGAAGAATGCCGTCGCCGTATTTGGTTTCGTGCGTCTTAGAACACATTCCTCTTTCAACTGCAAGATCCGCACTTGCTTTGATCAAATAGTAACTCCATGCTTCTGCATACTCGTCTACTAGAGTCAATGCAGCAGGATCACTGTAAGTTAGATCATTTTTAGCAAGCCAATATGCAAAGTTAATAATACCAACGCCTAAAGGACGGCGTGCCATTGTTGCTAGCTCTGCAGCTTTGATAGGATACCCTTGATAGTCTAGTAGTGCATCAAGTCCGCGAACTGCAAGCATTGCAGGCTTTTCAAAATCATGCGGTGACTTGATATTACCCCAGTTAATTGCACTAAGAGTACACAATGCAATTTCACCTTCTTCGTCTAGTGCATGTTTCAATGGCTTGGTGGGAAGATTAATCTCACAACATAAATTACTCTGTTTAATAGGTGCATGCTCTGGTTTAAAACTGCCATGTGAATTAGCATGATCCACATTCATTAAATAGATGCGTCCTGTGTTTTTGCGTTCTTCCATAAACTGGCTGAACAAATCAATTGCTTTTATTGTGTGTTTACGAATGTTAGGATTTGCTTCTGCTTGTTCGTATAACTCTTTAAATTTATCTGCATCAGCAAAAAACGCTTCGTACATGTCAGGCACATCATGTGGCGAGAACAGCGTGATGTTTCCGTTTTGGATTAACCGCTCATACATCAATTTGTTAAATTGAATTCCATAGTCCATGTGACGGACTCTGTTGTCATCGGTTCCTTTATTATTCTTAAGCACGAGGAGATCTTCCACTTCGAGGTGCCAAATAGGATAGTACAGGGTTGCTGCTCCTCCTCGCACTCCGCCTTGGCTGCAACTCTTAACTGCTGACTGGAACATTTTGTAGAAAGGAATAACCCCTGTATGGTAAGCGTCTCCTTTTCTAATTGGACTGTTGAGGGCTCTGATACGCCCAGCACCAATACCAATTCCGGCTTTTTGGCTGACATACTTAACGATGCTTGCGCTGGTTGCATTGATACTGTCCAAACTATCATCAGTTTCAATAAGAACACAACTGCTGAATTGCCTTTGTGGTGTGCGAACACCTGCCATAACTGGTGTAGGTAGTGAAACATCAAATGTACTAATTGCATCGTAATAATCCTTTACCCATTGCATACGAGTTTCTTTAGGATAGTCACTGAACAGTGTTGCCGCAATCAATGCATAAGCAATTTGGGGTGTTTCAAATATTTCGTTAGTTACTCTATTTTTAACTAGGTACTTGCCACGAAACTGTTCCATTGCTGCATAAGTTAGATTTTCGTCACGCTCATGTTTGATGAATCCATTTATCCTTGCCCATTCTTCTTCTGTGTATGAACTTAGTAGTTCTGAATCATAGAAGCCACGCTCTACATTCTTCTTTACTACATCTAGTACATGCCATGGTGTGAAATCACCATACACCATCTTACGAAGATGGTAATTAATCAGTCTGCCGGCAACCCACTGGTAGTTTGGAGTCTCTTCAGTGATCAGATCGGCAGCACTCTTAATAAGAGTTTCTTGAATTTCGCTGGTAGTAATACCGTTAAAAAATTGTAAATGACTGCGGATTTCGACTTCTGAAGGACTAACACCAGTAATATCATCGCATGCATAAAAAACCACTTTGTGGAATTTATCTAAGTTTAAGGGTTCTGAACGCCCATCACGCTTCGCTACTTGAATATCACTTCCCATATCTGTCCTTGTCCTATTGTTCTTGTTTGTTTGTTATTTAACTTCAGCGTCAAAATGAAAACTACTTTGTTAACATTTTTGACGGAAATTTTTCAAGCACACGATAGTTACTACTAATGTCATTTATATGCTCAACTACACTATGAGTATAGTTGATCACCCATGCATTGTCAACCAATATAATGGTTATCAAATCATTTTGTACATCATCACTTACTAACTGTACTTCGATATTATCTACACCTGCATAGTGCAGTGTGTAAAAAATCCCTATACCTCTACTATGTTCGCAAAAACTATTTTCATAGAGCAATTCCCATGCGGTTGGCCAAGTGTTAGGATCGTAAGGATCTATAGCTCTCGGGCCGATGGGTGCAGTACTCCACCATTTTGCAACTAGATCTAAAGCAACTGGAAGTTCCATTGTTGCTAAATCAGCTCTAAAGTTACGCCATTCTTTGAGTCGCTGTCTTGGGGACTCTAACCAAATTAACCTATTGTGTTCCACAGTTTCACGCTGTAATAAAATTTTGCAGTTGCACTAGATGTGTTCGAATACTTCAAGACTACATTGTCGCCGCTAATTGAGCCGCTAAATGTAATTCCTAAACTGGCAGTTTGTGTAAAACTGTCAAATACTTGTACAGTTACACCATCAGTGATTAATCTTAGATTACCCACTACCATATTGCCACTGGCATCTTTGATACTGTAATCAAACATTGCAGTATTAAACAATGTCTTATTAAAGAAGAAACCAGTTGTTTGATCAGTTTGCGTAGCACCTAGTTGGAACATGTCCATTGGTAGTTCTGTATTTTTAACTACCATCTCTGAATTAAATCCAACATGAATAACAGCACCATTAGAAGGTGTGTTTCCGTTTGTGAAAGTTAGTACATTACCAGATACAGTATAGTCACCAACTAGAGGACCTAATGGACCATCATGGTCCGGTGTCTTGCGTGTATCATCAACATATACTAGTAGTTGACCCTGCGGTCTTGCCACAGGATAGCTTAATACAAAGACATTGGTATTACCATCACCAATGAACTCATCATTGGCATTGCCAATAAAAAGTCTTTTGCGATCTAGGGCATAACCCAGTTCGCCTTCATTAAGAATAGGAAGATCCTCAAATCGTCCTCGTCTTACTTGTATTCTTGAAATTTGTGTATCAGCCATTTGTTGTTATCCTCTAAATGTATTTATCGTAATAGGCTGAAACTTTTGATGCCCATTCAGTGCTGTACTTATCAAATTCTTCACCCTCTACAACAAACTCTTGATACAATCCTGCGTCAGGACCATCCCATGTGATCATCATGATCACTGTTGTATTGATCTTAGTATCAAACACTGAGTTGTGTGCCATACCGTATGCGCTACCTTGCATAAAGTAGTCATCAATCCATTCTCGTTTCTTGGGCTTCTTGGTTGTCTTAAAGTCAATGATTGCAGGCTTACCTTTCCACATACCAACACAGTCTGTAGTACCTGCATATAAATCCGGATAGTAAAGAGGAACTTCACTGCCCCACACTTCGGATACATTGTTCAGCCCTAGGTCTATAACTTTTTGTGCCAAGGGATGCGCTCGTTGGAATATCAAATTTCCACCGGGACTGTAATCTTCTCCTAGGATATAACTTTCGATCATAGCATGAATCACTGTACCGATGTTGGCACTTTCTGTTGTAATTCGTTGTGCTTCTTCGACACCTACTCGCTTCTTCCAATTGGCAAGGGCTTCCTGTTTCTCCTTGCTTTTCATTTTGTCTAGGATAGTTGTTACACTTGGAAGTGCGCCTGACGGTGTGTTATATCTTCGCTGTCCGTCTACCTGTACTCGGTTGAACTTTTGATACTGATATTTTTCTAATATTAATGTCATTGTCTTAGTATAGTATACTAAGCATCAGAAGTCAAGCACTTTTTTAACTTATCTACTAAATTATACATCATGGCATTGGTGTGCAAAGGAGTAGGTGCAAAGCGGAGTCTTTCAGTGCCTTCGGCAACGGTTGGATAGTTTATGGGCTGAACATATATGTCATGCTCGTGTATAAGTTGATCACTGATCTGTTTGCACTTAACTGGGTCACCAATCATAACAGGCACAATATGTGTATCGTTATCTATTACTGCAAGGTTTGCTTCGCGAAGCAGTTGCTTTAGTTTTGCAGCTCGTTCTTGGTGCTTGGCTCGTAATTCAACGCCGTGAACATCTGCTAGATATTTTACTGCGGCTAATGCACCTGCACACATTACTGGACTCAGGCTGGTTGTAAAAATAAAGCCGCTGGCCACACTGCGTATTGCATCAATTGCTACTTTGTTGCCTGCAATGTATCCACCTTGACATCCAAATGCTTTACCTAGTGTGCCATTGATAAAATCTATACGATGGTCTAATTTTAGCATATTAGCGTAGCCTGCACCTGTATCTCCGTATAGGCCTACTGCATGCACTTCATCTAGGTATGTGATAGCATGATACTCGTCAGCAAGATCTAATATCTCTTTCATGTTACTCACATACCCATCCATACTGTATACACTTTCAAAAACAATACATGGAGTACCCTTAACTTGGCCTAATGCTTGTTCTAGGCTTTCCATGTTGTTGTGTTCAAAGATATGTTTGGGTGCGCCACTGTGTCTGATACCCTGTATAAGACTGGCATGATTTTTGCTGTCACTTACAAATTCAATATCGGGGATTATTTGTGCAAGAGCAATTAGACTCCACTCATTGGCAACATATGCACTGGTGTAAAGTAAACTGCTGGGTTTGTTGTGTAGGTGTGCTAGTGCATGTTCAAGTGCAACATGATAGTGACTGGTACCTGCAATGTTTCTAGTGCCACCACTGCCAGCGCCTGCTTGATCTAGTGCAGTGTGCATAGCATCAAGTACTACTTTGTGTTGACCCATTCCTAGGTAATCATTACTACACCAGTTGACAATGTTTTTAATATTATAAGGACCATAATAGATTGCGTTAGGGTATTGCCCACGCTCTCTTAATATGTCGTTGAATACTCTATACTTGCCAGTTTTTTTTAGGTCGTCTATTACAGATTGAAACTGTTCTTGGTCTATCATTTTACCATTCAATGGACCAATTATAGGTTATTTGTGTGCTTGGATTAACCAATCGTACAATACTGTAACCTAAGTTTGTAAAATGCTTTATTACTTGATTCATTTGATCCTCAATGGCTTTATCTGTTGCTAGACCTTGCCATACATTATAATATACTTGTGCGGCCGCATACGCTGTTGGATCTGTAATAGGATCATCGTATGTCATTGTAGTGCCGTTTACTACTACTGACAGATTGCCTAATTGTATAGCAGTAAGGATTTCAACTTCAACATCTCTAATCTCTGCATGAATAACACTGTCTTTTCTTGCTTTAGATCTTGCCTCTTCGGCTGTTAACATTGTTGGCATTATTTTAGTTCCTTATCGATCTGTCTCTTTGCCATTTTTTTAATTTTGGCATCTTCTTTGTTTGCGGTATTAGGATCAACATAGCGATCGAGCGCACCTGTGGAAACCACTATCTTTTCAGGTGTAATCATCTCAATCATTGGATGATCCTGCAAAAGGTCAATCAGTGTTTGCAAATCCAGATCATAGCCTTGTGCCTTTAGTGTCTTTATCAACTGTAACGGCCCGATTGTTTCAACCCCTTGTGCTTTAGCAGCGACAAGGAGGTTAATTGCTTCGTCTCGTATTTCAGCTTGATAGTCACTTTCAAGCACATTAACTAATTCATGGAATCGCATTACTTTAGTCCTTTTGCAACCTTACGCAACATGCCAGAGCCAAGTTTGCCTTCTTGCAGAGCGTTGAACAAACTCTTCTTAGCACTTTCAAAGTTTTCGTCTTTGGTTTCTCTGCCAGTTGGCTCTTCTTCAGGGCCGCTAGCAGTGTCGTCACCGTCCATACTTACTTCGGCATCATCAGCAGGCGCATCAATTTCAATTGAGTCCATGTCTGTTGGTGCAGGTAAGTCTGCCATGTCGTTGCTTACTTCTTCGCCACTTAATACTTTGATTGCAGTGTCTACTGAATCATGTGTGCCGCGAATTGAGTCTAGCGTACCTTGTAGGGCACTTTCAACACTTGAGCTAAATGCATCTGCTTGCTCAGTACCAAACTGATCACGCATTTGATCTACTAATGACATAAGATCTTCAACTTGCATTGAAGCAACATCTTCTGCCATTTTTTGTAGTCTGTCTACCATGTCTTTGGCTGCTAGTAATAGTTCAGCACCTTCGAGGTCCTGTTCCATTAGATTAGCAAAGCCTTCCATAAATTTATTTTTCATAGTGGGTTCCTTACTGTTTTTTAATAACCATGGATGTGTATCACTCCATGGGTTGTATGTAAAACTTGAATCTGGTTCAGTAGTATTTACTCTAGAGCCGCCACCACCACCTGGTGCCACACGGCGTGTTCTATTATTTTGGGTTCTAGCGCCGGCAGCAGAGCTTGCTGCGGCCGCGGCAGTTGCTGCGCCTGGATCTAATACAGTAGCAGTTCCTGTTTGTTGTCCTGCACTTGCATCAGCACTAGTGTCTACTCCTGCATCTGAACCAGTTGTAGTTGTAGTTGTAGTTGGTGTCGGCGCTGGTACAGTAGTTGATACAGTCGGAGTGTTATCTAAAGTTGGTGCGCTCATTTGACTTGGACCACTAGTGCTAACTGTAGGATCTACAGTTCTGCTCACTGCAGGTGGTACAGTATCAGCACCTTGGGTTACTGAAAAGTCATTGGCGCCAATTGTATCATCAACTTCTATTTTCGACAGTCCAGTTTCTGGACTTTCTGCATCAGTTGACGCCCAATCCCAAATCTCGCTGCCTAAACTGTATACATCATATCCTAGTGCAGCTATATTAGCAACTGCTGCCGCTACTGGTGCAGCCGGCCCTGTTATTCCACTTGCTAGTGTAACTGCGCCGTGTCTTACTAGTGTTTTAGCACCCCAAGCGCCTAGGCGCTTCCACAGTGTAGGATTTTCTGCAACGGCAGCACTAACTGCTTTTCTAACTTCAGGTGTTGCGTTTGCTATTGTGCGCTTGTAATCATTTAGATTAGTAACAGTAGCAGATCTAGGTTTTACATTGTCATTTGCCGCTGGCATAGATCTGAAACTCATTTCCCCAGGATTAATTGCTAAGGCAGGCTGGCCTTCTGTTAATTTTGTACGGCCTAGTAAATGATCGCTAACTCTAACATCATCTTTCATAAGCCATGGATGTAAGTCTTTCCATGGATCAAATTTAAATTCAGTTGGCTCTTCTGGTTTATCATCACGGCTTCCGCCGCCGAAACCAGGCCCAATTGTTCTTCTTCCCCTAGGAGGTTGTGTTCTTGTACGAGTCTGTGGGCGAGGTTGTGGTTGTGGTTGTGTGCGAGGTGCAATAACCGGAGGTGCTAACGGCGAAGGCTGTGTAATAACCAATGGCTCAGTAGCAGGTGCATTTGCTGGCGCAGGATTAGTTGCAGGATCAGTAGCAGGTGCATTTGCTGGCGC